GAGTGCCGTGATGGGGTGATCGAATGATCGCGTATGAGTGTGGGGAGTGTGGTTGTCGGTTTGATTCGCCCCGGCTTTTGTTGGGGCGCGGTGCTGTTCGGTGTGGTGAGTGTGGGGGGATTCTTGGGAGGGTGGTGCGTTACTAGTGAACGTGTATGAGATTGTCACTGACAAGATGGTGGCGGCTTTGGAGGCGGGTGCGGTGCCGTGGCAAGTGCCGTGGCAGGGTGGTGCGGGGTGGGCACCTAGGAACCTTGTGTCCGGTAAGCGGTATACGGGGGTGAATCCGTTTCTGTTGTCTCTGTCGGGGTTCGGTTCGCCGTATTGGTTGACGTTTAAGCAAGCGAAAATGCTTGACGGTTCGGTTAGGAAGGGTGAGAAATCGTCTATTGTGGTGTTTTTTAAGATGATGGACGGTGTAGATAAGGCTTCGGGGGAGGCGCGGAAGATTCCGATTCTTCGGTTCTACCGGGTGTTTAATCTTGATCAGTGTGATGGGGTGAGGGTGCCTGCGGGGCGTGATCTTCCCGAGACGATCGTGAATGATGTTCACCCGCTGGCTGCGGGTGAGGCCATTGTGAGCGGGTATCGTAACGCGCCAACGGTGGTGGAGGGGGAGCCGCAGGCTTTTTACCGTCCGGGTACGGACGTTATCAACATGCCGCCGCGTGTGAGTTTTAACAGTTCCGAAGAATGGTATTCCACGTTGTTCCATGAAATGGGGCATTCTACGGCTCACGCGTCACGGCTGAACCGTACAGAGTCGATTGGTAATGGGTTCGGTTCCCACGCGTATGGGCGTGAGGAACTGATCGCGGAAATGACTAGTGCCTATTTGTGTGCGGAGGCTGGCATTGTGGCGCCGTTTGACAATAGTGCCGCGTACATAGCGTCATGGCTCAAGACGATTAAATCTGACACTAGGGCGGTGGTGGTGGCTGCGGGTAAGGCGTCTAAGGCTGCCGATCATATCCTGGGGCGGGTGGCGGCACCGGTGGTGGAGAGTCCAACTAGGGAGCTTGTGGCGGTCTAGTGGTCTTGCCTGAGGGGCACTCTGTGCCCCAATGGTTGGTTCACTAGCAGAGAGGATTGTGTCATGGTGACGGAGATTAGCCCGGTTGTGTGGCGGTGTGTGGAGTGTGGGCGGTCCTGGACGTGGCAGGACGACCCCAATGAATACCAATACGGCCATGACTGTGAGGTGTGACGTGTTGACCCCGATAGACGATGAACCTGGCCTAGTGTGCGATTGGTGCGACGGTGAGCCCGATGCGGCCTACCAATACGGGGGAATGATCGTGGATCTCTGTACGGAGTGTGCGTCGTGAAGCTGACTACACGCGGGCAGGCGTCCCTATGGGTTGGGGCGGTGCTGATTGGGTTCATGGTGGGGGTTCTCACCGGGGGTTGGTCGGTGTATGGTCCGACTGATCGTGTCATACAAACCGAGACTACGGTGGGTGAGTGAAATGCTAAAGACGGACCTTTCTAGTCACGCATACGTTGTGGCACCGGATCACCGGTTGGATGGTGCGCTAGTTGAGCTGATCAAGCGTAACCCTAAGACGGTAACCGTTCGGGATCGTGAGGGAAACAACTACCGGGTGCCGTGGCAGATGCTAGTTAGCAGGGGTGTGCGAGAGGAAGGGCGAGGACGGTGACGATGGGACCGTATTGCGAGTATTGCGATCAGCGGTGTTTCGTGCCCGATTTTTACCGGGCTGGTTGGTTGAGGGCTACGTGCGGCAAGGGTAGGTGCGCCCATTACGGGCAGCACCTCGCCGAGACTGGGCATTCTTTGTTGGCGTGCCCTACGTATGGGCGTGAGCGTGCGCCAGGGGTGAGCTGAAATGATCCCGAGACTACTGGCAACGATCACTGACTGGTTTGTTGGTGATGATGTATGGACGGAATGGTCCGGCCTGGACCGTGCCGACGGGTTAGATTCGAGAGGAAAGTGACATGACAACGATGGTTGAGGAAACAACAATGACCGAGACTGCTGCCGAAACAACGGCGCTGTTCGGGAAGAACACTAGCGAGGGTGCGCAGCCGGTTGGTGTGATTGCAGCCGGTAAAGCTGTTGCTATGGCATCCGGCAAGGACACCACGATCCCGATCCTGCTGAACGTGCAGGTGACTGTGGCCGATGGTTCCGTGAAGTTCGCGACAACGGACCGGTACCGGTTGCACGTTGCCACCGTGGACGGTGACGTAACCGGCACCGAGACGACCGTCCTCGTGAATGGCAAGCTGTTGGCGAAAGCATTGACCAGCGTGTCCAAGGCAACGTGGATGCTGCGGCTGAAAGTAACGTCGGCTGGGCTCACCGTGGACGATGGTGAGTCGTCGGTGTTTCTCGCAGCACAAGAGGGTGATTTCCCCAAGGTGGACAAGCTGATCCCTGCCGAGGATGCTGCCGGTACCGATGTTGCGCTGTTCAGCGTCGATCCCACCTATTTCGCGGATGCCTGTAAGGCGTGCGGCATGGTGGCTGCCGGTAAGGGTGTGCCGGTGCTGGCCGGTCAGGTGGAGGCCAATAAGCCGCTACTGGTGCGTCCGAGAGAGTGTGTGAAGGGTGTGGATTTCCACGCTTTGGTGATGCCGATCAGGGTGGTGTCGTGAGCCGCTATGACTGTTGCCCATGTTGTCCCCCGGCTTGTCCGGGGGCGCATGTGCGGTGCGGCATGGAATCCCACCGTGTGGGAATGGTCCGGCACAATCAACTACCCAAACCGTATCGGAGGATTCCAGTGAACGGCCTACCATTCCTCCAACCAGACGACGAACCACAATGCATGGACACCCCGTGGCTGTTCGACTGGGACTTCCACGGTGTACCACCAACCGACGCCCTCACTGATGTTCGGGAAATCTGCGGTGACTGCCCATTCCAAGCCGAGTGTGCTGATTGGGGGATACGGCATGAGGCCCACGGTGTGTGGGGTGGGCTAGTGCCGAAAGAACGTGAGACGCTGCGGCGGGCGCAACGGATCAAGCTGCAAACCCCTACCGTGATTAATGCTGGTGGGCAGGATTGGGTGAACACGCTACGCAGGGAGTCTGAGCGGAAGTCTAGGTCGGCTCTGTATTTTCGGGATGAGCGTGCCATAGCTGGGCGTAAAGCGCTGGAACGGTACAACGAAACCGGGCATTGGGCTAAGACAGGAACGGCGACGTGACCGCCGAGACTGCCGCCACCCGTAGGTGGCGTAAAACCACCGAGACTACCGGCGTCGTTGCGATTCTGAACGGTGAGCATGATTCCGCCGAGGCTGCCGCCGAAGCTATCCTCTGGTGGTTGGAAGAGAAACGCGCCGACGAGCGACTTTGGGCTGCTATTGTAACAACACAACACAAGTTCGGTGAACGACCCCTAGTGCTTGGGCGGGGGCCGTTCACAAGTAAGAAGAGGGCCGAGACTGAGGCCACCAAACTGCGGGCGGATAAGGTTCCGTGGGCGTTTCGGGTGGTTGAGCTTAGGAAGGATCAAGTATGAGCTGGACACCCGAAGGGGACCGCTGATGAGCGGCACGGCGGAAACAGAACGCCTTGCGATGCAATCGCTTATCAAGGTGCGGTGCTGCCGGGTGTGGGAAGTGACGCCGTTGCACCCGGTTGGGCGTTGTGGCATCTGTGGCGAGATTCCTTCACCAGAGCGGGAGGGCAAGTGATGAGCGAGCGAGGTGACACCTACCGGCAAGCCGCTGAACTTGTGGATGCCGGGGCAGACGGTGACGACCTCCGTACCGCTGCTGCGCTCGCAGACGCGGCGCAGGAGCACGACAAAGGCGAACCATGCCAGCACACCAAGGAGAAGCGATGAGCGACTACCGGGACGGCTACAACCAAGGGTGGACTGACGCCATCCAGTTCATCCGGGCCGGGGGCGTCGTGCCCGAGGGGTTGTGCGTGCCGTCGTGCGAGCACCCCCACGGAACGTGCCTGTGCAACGTGCGGGAGGGCAAGTGAGCATGGACTGGACACCGGAGCAGATGAGCCGCTGGGAACGATTCATGGAGTGGATGGGCTGGCACACGCCAAACGGTCGGTTCGGTTTCGACGGGGTGTCGCCGACGTCCCGATGCCGACGCTGCCGACGCCTCATCTTGCAGGACTCACAGGGTGGATGGTTCACGGTAGGCGAGGCGACCGATGAGTGACTGGACACCGGAGCAGATAGCCGCCGCCGCTGAGGCCGTACATCTAGCCCGGTGGGAAGGTGAGGGCCTGGGAGTTCCTGACAAGGTTGACCACCGAATCGCGCTGGCGGTTCTGTCTGCGGTGGATTTGTCCGACCATGACCGGGCCGTCGCACGAGCAGCGCAACCCCGCCCCGACCACGACTACTGCGCGTGGTGCGGATGGTCAAGGGAGCGAGACGACTCCGACGTCGACCACCTCCGCGCCCACGTCATGGAGTGCCCGAAGCACCCGCTGCGGTTCGGGTCAAGCAAAAGGGATGCTGCGATTGCGGCGCGGGCACTCCGTCAAGCCGCCGACGTGCCGTGCCGGTTCTGTCACACACCAGCATCAACGCACGACGTGACAAGTTGCCCGCGACACTTCTACCACCCTGAGTGGATGCTGGCCGAGGGGAGCAGCGATGAGTGACTACACCGACGACGACGTGACCGCCGCCGCCGATGCCATCTACGACTCAGGGTGGTGGCGCGTCGGCCTGAGCATGGACAACTGCGAGCAGATCGCTCGCCTGACCACGGATGCGGTGGCTCCCGCTATCGCCGCACGCGCACGCCGGGATCAGTTGGACGAGGCCTGGTCCTTTGCTCGCGAGTATGAGGACCAGTGGGGCGGCGAACCGGCGTGGTGGGAGATAGCGGGACACCTGGCGCGGGCTGAGCAGGTGAACAGCGATGAGTGAGCGCATGTGCTCCAAGTGTGCGCTGATGCCCGCTTCGGTGACCGCCCCGTGGACTGAGGCGGAACGCGACGCTGCAGCGCAGGCCATCGAACGGCACTTCTACGACGGCAGCAGCACCGAGGACTACTACGACGATGACTCGGGCGACGAGGACCGGGCGATTGCTGCGGCGGTGCTGGATGTGGTGGCCCCAATGATTGCCGAACGAGCCATCAAGCAAGCAGCCGACGCAGCCGCAGACAACTGCGCACGCGCTCTGAACGACGACGACCCGACCGAGGCGAACCGCTGGGCCGACACAGAGCACTGGCTGCGGGCGCGGGCTGGAGGCGGCGGGCGATGACTGAGACACCTTCGCACGCCGAGCTGGTCGCAGCCATCGAACAGGCACGCGAAACGCTGGAACGCCAGACCGTCACCCGAACCGACAGCGGATTCCCTCACCCGCCGCAGGTCGCCAACTTCGGCGTGGCGGCAGCGGTTGACGCCCATCTGGACACGCTGACCGAACTACTGGACCTCGCCGCTGAATGGCAGGCCCTGACTGCCACTGAGATTGCCGGACAACTTCGTGCGCGTGTCGCCACCGCACTACGAAAGATGGGGGCGTTGTGAGTCAACAAGCTGAATGGGAAGCTCACTGTGCCGCCCAACTGGCGGAAGGTGTCTGCCCCTACTCCGGGCTCACCGGGCCGGAGTGCAAGTCATGGTTGTGTGACTGCTTTGAGTTTGAGGACCGGTGGGGTGTGAGCCAGAAGTGAGTAAGCTGGCCCGGTACTGCGCACTGTGTGACCATCTGGACATTCACCACGGCGACCGTGCTTTAGGCGGTGCATGTGCGGCGTGGATGCACCCCAACGCCTGTCAATGCCCCGGCTTTCAACCAACCATTTAGGCGGAAGGCTGGTTCTCGGCCTGCCTAATCTCATCCTCAGATGAGAACACCTTCGCCCCACGCCTACGACGCGTCACCTTCGGTGCCGCCTTCGCCACCAACTCATCAAGGTTCACGTTCTTGCGGTGATCCGGGCACAGATCCACGTTGCGTGGCGCGCCAGGGCCTTTCGCCTTGATCTGGAACGAACGAATGTCGGAGTGTTCGGTGTGGCATACGTCGCACAGCTCAACCACTAGCGTCTTTTTCATGCCGGAACGGTAACACGTTACCGGTATCAACCGGGAACATCGGTTGGCCCTGCACCCTGCGGTTCCTGGCGTCCTTGTCGGGGGTGATCTGAATGTAACCCTCAGTCTGCCCCATCTGAGCGTGCCCCAACCACGATTGCACCTCCCGAATGGACCCGTCATAGCCCTCTTCACGGAGCACGTCGAAACGGGCCCTAGCAGCCGATCTGCGGAGCGTATGCATCCCCTCCCGTGTGGCCTGACCGGTGGAGGGGTCCGTCAGCGGCTCTCCGGCGGCCTCTAGGGCCGCCTTAGCGATGTCAGCCATGTTGGAGACACGTCTGGAAGGTACGACGGGAGAGGCCGGATCGTTGGCGAACCTGTTGGATCTGCGGACGGAGCCTTGCTGCCGTGCGGGAACCAGATACCAGTCTGGTATCAGACTGCCGTGACGCGCTGAATACCATGTGAGCCAGCGTCGCATCTCCGCATCCAGCTCCGCACTCACGGGCAACGTGTCGAAGGTGCCGGTCTTTTGCCGATACACGGCTAGCGTCTCAGCGTCCAGGTCTAGGTCGGCTACGCGGAGGCGGGCGATCTCTGACTGGCGCAGCATGGTGAACAATCCCAACGCGATAACAGCCCTGTCCCGAGGGTGTCGGTCCCCGGCCACCTGCAACAGGAGCGGGAACTTGTGAACGGGCACTAGGTGCCGTTCACGTTTCTGAAACTTCGGTGTGCGCCTCTCGGCCATTGGGTCCTGGTCGGGTTTCATGTAGCCGCGTGAGCGGCACCAACGGAAGAACTTGGTGTAGGTGGCATGGTAGTTGCCGAGGGCTCCGCCCTCGTTGGAGCGGCCCTGTTTCGCCATCGTCTGGTCGATGTGTTTGGGTGCTACCTTCCGGCACTCAATATCGCCCACGGTGTTGATCAACGCGGTGATGTGGAGGCGGTTGTTTTTGATGGTGCCGTTGGCGATCCCCTGGGATCTACGGGAGGCGAGGTATTCGTCCCTGGCTTGGCTGAGCTTCGTTCGTGTCATGGTCACAACAGGGACAGTAACACACTACTTTAGGTGAGCACAAGGCATTGGATACAAGTCTTTTACTGGGCCTGACCTGCAACGATGCAGATATATCGTTTCGGGTTGCCGCCTAAAAGATCATGGCGTATGTTGTTGTCGTCATACGAACCAAGATCGACAGCACGTTACCCACCGGAGGGGGTGGGAAAGATGCCAGCACCACGCAGACTCCCATCGGACTACCTGATTCAACGAATGGTGGAGCGGGGGATGACACACGAACAGATAGCCAAAGAACACGGGGTAGGACGATCCGCCGTATCGGCAGCCCTATCCAGGGCTGGCCTCACCAACCCGGTTCGTTATGACGACACCATTCCCTGGCGAGTCAAGCTCACCCACTCCCGCCACTACGACTTGTGGATGCTACGAGTAGGGCACCGACTCACCCATGACCTACCAGCCACACCAGATGAGGTGAAACGATTCACCTCATGGGAACGAGACCTCAACGACGCCGGAGCTGTCATCACCTACCTGCCCGATACGGAAGAAGGATTCCACTGGGTGGAGCGCCAAGAGGGCGACGCTCAATGGCACCGGCCACCAACAAACTAAAAGGGCAGCACCTTGGGGTGCCGCCCAACAACCACCAACAACATCCGGCAACTGCCTTGTGGCCGCCCCCAGGCGGCCCCTGTATTGCTGTGTTTTCACTCCGCTCCGTGGCCCCCTAGGGCCACTCCGCTTCGTTCAAACCCGGATTTTGATTGTAACACCTTCACGTTGAGATCTGTCAAGCCTTTCACATTTCGGTCAAATCCGTCGTTATCGTTTCTTGACTAAGTGGTGCTTGACAGGTCACCCTCGGTGACCTTAGATACCCCCCATGACCAACACAACATGCAAACGCTACGGGGAAGTTGTGTTCTGTCACTTCCCCGACGACACCGCCTGCATCCAACATCCCGTCGATGCCACACCTGATCAGCTTGGTCCGGCATGGCAACATGCTCACGAAGCAGGATTCGTGTATGGGGATACTGTTCACGTCCCCGAGGGGGACGGGTTTGACGTGACGTGGCTGTCCAGGTAACGTGCTCACTACCAACGACGGAAGGTGACATGACAACATGGGTGAAACCCATCATTACTCCCCAGCGCACCGGTCCTGGTCCCAGCTCAACGCATACCAAACGTGTGGGCACCGCTTCCAGTTAGAGCGAATCCTGGGTGTGCCGCAGCGGCCCTCATGGGCCGCCCTCGCCGGTAAAGCCATCCACGTCGCTACTGAATCAGTAGACCGCGACGGTACTGACCCGGAGTTGGCGTGGATTCAAGCCTGGAATGATGAACTTGCTATCCAAACCAAGCACGCGGAGTATCCCCAGTCGGAGTGGTATGTGGGTGGCCGTAAGTCGAAGGATTGGCCTGATAAGGAAACCCCGACGTTCTGGTTGCAGGAAGGCCCCATCCATGTGGCCCGGTGGAAAGCGTGGCGGGAAGGCAACCCTGACTGGAAGCTGATGGACGTACCGTTCCTGCACGACTACATCACCCCCGAGGGTGATCCCGACACCGACTACGACCTAGCACCCGCCATCGAGTGGGGTGCCACGGTGTGGTTCCGCACCAACATGATCAAAGCGTTCATCGACCGTATCTTCATCAACCCCGATGGCGAAGTTGTGGTGGTCGATATCAAGTCGGGGACGTTCACACCGGAGCCGTTGCAGCTCGGCATCTACGCCGCCGTCATGGAGAAAGCCGGTCTACCTAGACCGAAATGGGGTGCGTTCTTCAAAACCCGCCAAGGTGTGATGACCGAACCCGCCGACCTTGACCGGTTTACGGTGGAGTTTTGGGCGGACCAGTTCGATGTGTTGGAACGTGGGGTGGAGCATGGTGTGTTCCCCGCGAACCCCGGCAACTCACTGTGCGGATCATGTTCGGTGAAACAGTGGTGTGTGCCGATGGGCGGAACAACTTACAACCCAGCAGAGAATCTAGTGAAGGGAAAGTAACATGACAACACCTGATTTCATGCCGGTCCTGTCGAAAGGGCGTCACGTACTCCCGAAGTCCGGGGCTTGTGTGATGGAGTATGTGTCCATCCTGGCGGGGGAAAGGTTCTCCGACTGCCCCAGATGTACGGACCCGATTTTGACGGATATGTGCTGGTGGGTGAACGACGCCACCGCCGACGAGAACCGGCATCTGCTGTTGGATCTGATCCCGCGTCTGATGCAAACGGGGAAACCAGTGAATGACCAGAACTACATGAATGTTTACCAGGAGGTGTCGGGCAACTTCTTCATGGCCGTCCACATTACAGGTAAGGACGACGGCGCAGGCCGCATGAACGTGCCACTGGAAATCACCGAGTTGGGGATTTTCGGGATCAAGGCGCTCATCGAGGCCTATTGGGAGGCGCGTGGCGTACCGGAGCCGGAACCGTCTGGTTTGACCGCTGATGACTACACGCTGATGCGGGAGACGGTGACCCAATGACCGCCACCGAGGCACGCGCCAACCAGCTCATCACCATCGGCCAATACCTGCTGTTCGGATCCATCGCCGTGTCGCTTGCTTGCACCGGTGCCCTCGTGGTCACCGAGAACGGCTATTGGGGGATCGGGTTCTGGATCGCAGCAGCAGGGATGCTTGGTGGGTTCCTGGCCGCAGATCGTGGTTATGCGATGTTGGCTGAGGTTGTGGAGTCAGAAGTGGCGGGCCGTCTCGATGGATAAGGACATCAAGTGGCTCAGCGACAAACCGTGGTCAAAGGCTTGGGCGGAAACCAACGGTTACGGGGTGAAGATCAACGACGGGGTAGGGATGGTTGAACTGAGCCCCGATGAGCAAGCCGCCCTGTTGAAGATTCTCCGCAAGGCCGCGAAGAAAGAGGGCCGCTGATGGCTAACCTCGCCCACTCCACCCGCATCACCGAAGTGATCACCAAACCGTCCGGCTTCAACAGCGCCGGTGACCTGTACGCCGCGTTGGCGTACGCCACCCTCGACGGGGTGGAGTTGGACAACTACGAAATGCCTCGGCAACTGTGGCGGGGCGACACTGAACTGAAACTGGAAAGGATCATCCCCGATGCCGAATGAACTTGTGGTTTCCCTGAAAGGGAACGACAACGACGACCCGTGGCTTGTCATCCACGCCGACTCCCTTGCAGTCCTAGAAACCGGCCTGGATCAGGTGGCCGCATCCAATCTGACCGCGAAGATCCAGGACGCGCAGGCCCAGTACCGGGCGCAGCTCGCTGCGGCTCGGGGTTTGGGTGCGAACGTGGTGACCACGCTGCCGCAGCCTGCCGCACCGGCAGAGCCGAACGTAACATCCCAACCACCGGCCACCGCAGGACCGACCTGTGTTCACGGTGCCATGAAGCAGAGGTTTGCGAAGCCTGGTGTGACCACTTGGAAGTCTGCATGGTTCTGTCCCGCGCCGAAGGGTGACCCGTCTCAGTGTGAGCCGACCGGGTGGGTGCGGTGAACGTCGGGGTCGCTCTTAGCCAGACCAAGTACGGCTGGCGCGGTCAAATCGCCATCAGGTGGGAGAGATACCCCGAAGGCCATGTCATCCTCAACCGTGAGATTGATGGGGACGTAGAGATCCTGTGGGAGTCACCCGTATTTGAGGACAAGGGCGACGCAAGGGACTCTGCGGAACGTCAATACCGGCGGGTGGTACGGACGTTGTTCGCATGACCCGGCCATATCGGCGGATCCCCAAAGCCATCATCCCCTACCTCCCCGACCTAGCCGACGGATACAAACACCTCCACCCCTCATGCTCCCCATACAAAATGCTGGGCGAAGGGCTAGGTGTCCATCCGAAAGCGGTTGAGTACCAGATTTTGAGGGAGCGGAAACGTATCTCGGAGGTGCGTGATTCAAAGTTTGGGTCAAACAGCGAGACGGAGACATTCACAAGCCCGCCTGTTGCCGGAGATTAACCCAGTCCTATCCGCCAGGGGAGTCCGCATCAGAGCTGGACAAGTAACTATGGTGGCCGCCCAACCGAACGGCGGCAAATCGTTTCTTGCCTTGTGGTACGCGATCCAATGCGGGCTCCCCACCCTCTACATCAGCGCCGACACCGACTCCGCAACCACCACCTACCGTGCGTTAGCCATGCTCACCGGCGACAAGGTTGATGACATTGAGGAAACCTTTGAGCTGGGTGCGCAAGAAGCCTATGCGGATACGTTGGATCAGATCGGCAACATGCGGTTCACGTTTGAACCGTCACCCACGATCAACGACATTGACCTAGAGGTGAAAGCGTTCGATGAGATGTGGGGTGAACCGCCGCGCATTGTGATCGTGGACAACTTGATGAATGTCGTTCACGGTGAAGGCAACGGCCTGCACGAGATGCAGGAGATCTCCCAATACCTACATCATCTGTCTCGTAAGAGTGGTGCTGCGGTCCTGGTGTTGCATCACACATCGGAGAATGAGGGTAAGGCGGCGTTCCCGCCGCCCCGCAAAGCCATCCTCAACAAAGTGTCACAACTGCCGGAAATGATCTTGACAGTGGCGATGGTGCCCGATGAGAACCTATTCAGGGTGGCGTGTGTGAAAAACAGGTCCGGGAATCACGACCCGTCGGGTGGTTTGTATTCGACGTTGTGGGTGGCACCGGATCGGATGCAACTGTATAGCGAGCGGCAGGAGTTTACGTTGGCGCAGCATAGGAGCAACAACTATGTCTAAGCAACGCGCCAAAGGGACCGCCGCAGAATCCGCAGTAGTCGCAGCACTCCACCGTGGCGGGTTCCCTGAAGCCCGCCGCAACCCACTCGCCGGAGCCAAAGATGTTGGTGACATCGGTGGTCTACCCATCGCCATCGAAGTGAAAAACCACGTCAAGACGCAGCTTGGCTTGTGGGTGCCTGAGGCGCAGCGTGAAGCGCACAACGCCGGGTTGGATGTGGGCGTCGTCTGGCACAAACGCAGAGGCGTCGGCCTAGCCAACGCCCAGGATTGGTATGTGACCATGACCGGCGTCGATCTCATGGAGCTGCTTCGTGCTGGCCGAACTGCTTGAACACTACGGACGCGACCTGCACCGCGATCATGGCGAGTTCAAAATCCTTGCCATCTGCCATGACGACACCCGCATGTCCTGCACCATTGACCTAGAGAACGACCGCTGGTATTGCTTCGCCTGCAACAAAGGCGGCGGGCCGATTCAACTGATCATGCACATGGAAGGACTCGACTACGCCGATGCTGACCAGTACGCAAAAAGAATACTTGGAGACAGCTACCAGCACGTACAGCACAGCTCTGGCGGGGAACGAGACAGCGTTAGCCTATTTGGAGGGGCGCGGAATAAACGCCGTCGTGGCCCATACGTTCCGTCTTGGCGTCGTGGATGAGCCGGTGACTGGGCATGAAATGTTTACGGGGATGTTGTCCATTCCGTATGTCACACCGGCTGGCGTGGTTTACATGAAGTTTAGGAGGCTTGATGAAGGCGACCCAAAGTATTTGGGTGACGGAGAATCACGACTGTTCAACGCCGGGGCCTTACACCGTTCTGGTTCAACGATGGGGGTATGTGAAGGGGAGCTGGACACTATCATCTTGGATGGAGTAGTTGGTGTTCCGGCGGTCGGTGTGCCGGGAGTCTCCCACTGGAAAAAGCATTACCCGCGGATCTTTGAAGGATACGAGCGGGTTCTAGTGTTCGCCGACAATGACAGTAAACCGGACGGGTCGAATCCTGGATATGATTTGGCGAAACGCATTATGCGGGAAGTGCCGCAGGCGATGATGGTTTCCCTACCGAAAGGGCAGGATGTTACCGAGACATACTTATCGGAGGGGAAGGATTTCTTACTTGAACTTGCGGGATTGTCTAATCCAACGTAACATAATCACAGAGGGAGGCCGTAGTGAATGAAAGCGACGGTGGACGAGGAAACATGGAAAACCCTACTGATGCAGCTTCACAACATGGGGCTGATACTTATTTCGGAGAACCGCTATACCGGGAGAATGGAACTGGCGGTCCGCCGCATACCGGACTAACAGACCACGTGGCTGTGACGAATCACGGTAAAGGTGTGGGGTCGGATAACCTCGCCAACTTCGTGGAGTGTTTCGCCGACTATGGCAGGGGCCGGATCCTGCGCACGGGCAGGTTGCAGTACGAGTTGGGTGAGACGGGGGAGCAGCGGTTCGAAACGCTCAGCTCCGCGGAGTTGTGTGACGAGCTGTTGGATGAACTGTCCGATGCCTCTAACTACATCGCCATGTTGGCGATCAAAGTGCTTGTGATGAGAAATGCCCTGTCCGAAGGGGCATGACGCCGGACGCAACACCTCCGGTAAATGCCGGGAATGTATCCGCATCTACCAGCGCACCCCGCAGTTCAGGGCACAACAGAATAGGTACCGCAAGTCACCGCAATATTTACTGACACAGAGAAAACGGCGGAGGCGCAACGCCTCCGCTCAGGATACGGAACTAATCGAGAAACTGGTGGCCCACTATGGCGAAGTTGACCGACGAACAACTGGAACGTAAAGCCCTCCAAGACACCGTACGAACCATCGTCCGCTTGAAGCATCGCATCGCAGCACGCAACGAACTCAACGATGTAGAAACCGAGGTACTGGCAGAGTTCGATGAACGAGTGTCATCCGGTCTGCCGTACAGGCCGGACCTGGGGGCACTGGTCAAGGGTGAGCTGTGAAGGTCACCTACCGGGGCAAGGGTCTATCCATCCTGTCATTCGACTGCGAAGTGCGACCCCTCTCCTACCTTGGGGCGGACTACACCACCGGTGAAGTCACCGCTATCGCTGCTGCCTGGATCCAGCGTGGCCGCCCGCGTGAGATGCAGTCATGGCTGCTCGGGGATGTGGAACCATGGGACATGCTGGAATCCTTTCGTGCCCTCTATGACGAGGCCGACATTGTGACCGGCCACTACATCAGAGGGTTCGACCTTCCCGTCCTCAACGGGGCCATGCTCGACAACGACCTACCGCCACTAGCAGCGAAGCTCACCTCCGACACGAAGAATGATTTGCGGCGCATCAAATACATGAGCCAGTCGCAGGAGAACTTGTCGGCGGCGTTGGGTGTGAAGTCCCCGAAGATCAAAATGTCGCAGATTGATTGGCGTAGTGCGAACCGTCTCACCCCCGAAGGTTTGATCAAGACGAAGCGCCGCGTGGAGGGGGATGTGCGGCAGCAGATCGCCATGCGTGAATCTTTGATCAAGGGCGGCTGGCTCGGCAAACCGAAAGTGTGGTCGCCGCAAGGATCGTTTACGGGGGCGTACCGCCCATGAGCGAACCGGACATCCTGGACAAGATCCTCGATATTCTTGCCACCCTGAATCGCACGAATACAACGCAGAACGCAGTCCTTGACGGGCTGGTGGAACGGTTGACCGAACTGGAAGCCCGCGTGTACGGCGATGACTAAGCACATTCAAACAGTCGATGACCGTGTGCCGCCCCTAGCAACAGCGGCAGCCCGCAACGTCGCCCGCCGGTTCCGTGGGTATTACACAGTGGAGGATGGGGTGCAGGACGCCCTAGAGTTTTGCCTCACCCACAACCGCTCCACCAAGAAAAAGGAAAAGCACGGCACGATTGAAGAGATCCTGGACAACGGCCAAGGTGGCCGACGCTATTTGTTTACTGCGATGCGGAGGCATTGTGAAAGGCAAGCACGCCGCAACAAAGCGGAAGAGCTGGGCACCACGATCAGTGATGAATACTTTTACGACTTCGCTAAAGTCACTGACCTCCTTCCGTATTGTTTCAACGCGGAGGATTGGTCGGCACCGCCGAACTACTCCCCCCAAGATGAGGACGAACCAGTTGAGATCAGAGCCAAGTCCGATCCTGCGGAAGGTGGAAACTGGACTGCCTCAATCCTCGATGTCAGACGCGGAGTGGATCAACTGGATAAACAACGCCGCCGCCTCATCTACCGTTACTATTATTCGGGATGGAGTTTCGAGCACATCGGTCATTCCGAGGACATGAGTTTGGGTTGGGCTCGTAAGGAGATCGGTCGTGCGGTGGCACAGATCGTGGATAGCCTGGGTGGTGACTCACCGTGGGTGTAGTGCCCGACTATCGTTGGGCTGGCCCCACCAGCAAATGCCTCTGCGGCTCCGCCGATTTCAACCTGCATGGCGGGTTCGATGAGCACGGCAGTCTAGCCTGGTGGGGACTCGATGCTGAATGTTCGGGGTGTGGTGCCCTGGTGCGGGTGCCGTGCCCACCAGATTTGGAAGGATCCAATGGCTAAGATCACTTACGCGTTGCCCAGCAACGCGGTAGGGAAGAACATCATGTATTCACCGCTCACGGTGCCCGACCACCTGGGCGGGGCGTACGGCGGCATGTTGCCGGAATACATGAAGAAGCAACTACATCACGCGCTCAGCCGGAACCTTGCATGGTGGGACGTGCCAGCGCAGAAGTTGAGGACGACCAAGCGCGGTAACCAGCTCCGCCGCTGCGCCGCCTCCCGCCGTGCGGGCCGCCCCTCGTATCGGGCACGACAGAAGCAGGGCCGACTTGCGCGCACCCGTAAGAGGGTGTAACGTACTCACCAGTCCCCCCGCAAGGGGGACAGGTAGTGGCGGAAAAACATCTATCCGAGAGGCTGGGATGTAACGCATGTGAAGGACTGGACGGGCTGGGCGCAGAGCCAATCGGTGAGCGGATCAGCCCCATCGGGATCGGTAGCTCGATCTGGACGGTCACGGTCACGCTAAGACCCTTCATAGTCTGGATGGATTCGCTTGTGGTGCGACTCTCTCCCGTCTGGTGTGGGAAGCAAACCCCACCTACCAACCTAACCCCCTCGTAAGGGGGGTTAGGCATTTCTGGACCCAAAGTATGGACCAAAACGGCGAGATTCGGGCATAGAAAAAGAGGGGGCCGCAAGGCCCCGACTTTCTCTACCCACCCCAGTAGATGCGCTAATCCCCGTTAGGCGCTCCTACCCCCCTAGAATCGCCGGGAAACGGCATTCCTGGGGAATGCCTTACGTGAGTATGTCCAGTGCCATCGGAGTGTACGTCGGCGAACCGGACGTACCACCAATAAGGTAGATCTCGGACGTGACATACTCCACCGTCCCACCGAACGGGGCAGGCCAATCCGAAGCATCCACCTGAATGGTGTCCACAATCACCGTCCCCGTCGAAATCGCCGGTTGAGCAATCCCAAACCCACAGTGATCAAACGTGCCCTGATTGTAGGTGCCGCCACCCGTTGAAGTCGGGGACGTACCATACAAGTTCCCACCAGTGAACAGCCGAACCGTCTGCGTCCCAGCCCCATTATCCAAATGCCACGCCACCCGGAACGGTTCACCCGCCGTGATAGCTGCACTCGTCGCCGTCTGCCCCGAGGTGGAAGCGGCGTTCCTGGTGATGATCGTCCCGTTCGTGTTCACCCTCACCGTTGCCTGCAGGGTGGACCCTGACAGGACCCGCATCAAATACCATTCACCACCGGTCGGCAACGCATCTATCTGGAAGATCGCATCCATATAGATGGATCCAGTGGCGGACACATCATGGGTGAGGATCTTGACAGACCCGTTGCCGGTAGCGGTCGCCGCCCCAGTCCCGTCACCAATCGCCGTGGTGTACGTCCACACCGTCGAGGTGACGTTATCCAGATCGGTGTTCGACTCGTTCACCGTGCCCGACGTGGCAAAGTTGAACAGCTCGTAGAAATCAGATGTGGGCACCGCGGTCGGCGCAGCCGACCAAGAGATAACCACCGTGTCCGGGGTGGACTGAGCCCCATCATCATCAGTGACCCGCAACTGGAACGTCGCGGACCCAGCGGTAGCGGGGGCGGTGAACGTCGGTGAAGCAACGGTCGTGGACGACAACGTAACCGTGTCACCAGCGGACTGGTTCCACAAATATGACACAATCGTTCCGTCACTATCCGACGACCCCGTACCGTTCAAAGTAACGGTGTCGCCGCCCTCCAAACCAGAAGTTTGGTCAGGGCCAGCATTAGCCGTAGGCGGACTGTTCGACCCACCACTCGCGGGCCATGTGGAGTTGTCAACGACCAGCCGGTCCAACCAGATGGTGCAATCCTGCGCCGACATCACACCCATACGGAACTGGTTCCACGCAGCCGGTGACTGGTTGTACCCACCCGTCAACACATCATTCGTGGTACCAGTCAACAGGTCAGCGGTTGTGGCGGAAGTCCACAACCTCAAAGTTTGCGTGATCCCCGTGATGCCCCACTGGATACGAACCCACTGACCCGCGACACAAAACCCTGACGCGGTTTGGTCAACCGCCGTCGTACCATTCCTCAAAACGATCGTGCCATCAGGTGACAGAGTTACCTGAGCTTTGTTCGTGCCGCCGTCACGGATCTGAAAAATGATCGTTGACGCCGCAGGCAGCGCGGTGACCCGCCAGCACACATCGTAATAGTGAGTGGTGGCATCGGCGTGGCTATACGTCCACGTTGACGTGTTGACCGGGTTAGCCGCCTGGTTCTGATTCCAAACAGAAGCAGTACCCGACACCTTCGCAGATGTTTCATACAACCACGGATTGGTTCCCGACCGGTTCGTGAGTGCATTGATCGACGCACCGGACGGGTTTTCGGTGGCGACATTCGCCGTCGCACCATCAGTGCCATCGAACTCGGTGCTGAACTCGGTAGCCATCAGCCAAACCCTCCGCCGCCGGTGTAGTAAGGAATGTTCGGCCCCAACCCCAAAGCGTTCGCCTCATCAATCGAGTTGAGGCAGTATTCGGAGATCACGTCGGAGGTGAGCTGGTCATCGAAACCGCCCTGCGACTGCGCGCCAGACCCGCTGTACGCGCCGGGGAGGGTGGCGTTATACCCGTTCGGGGTGACCATGTTCGTTGACCAGGCGTTCCACTGGTCCCCGTTTGACGGGACCCGCCAATACATGCACGCATCCACCCAGCCGGTTTCCTTGATCGCCGCATACTCCGCGTCCAACCAAGCTGCACGGTTAGCGTTCCGCTGCGCGACAGTCCCGGACTGTGTGATACGAGGCGAACCGGATTCACCGATCAGGAACGGCAGGCCGTACCGGTCGTGGAATGCGGTGGGTGCCGCCAAATAGTCGGCTGGGGTGACGTACTTCATCGGGTCGGCTTTCCACCCAGGGTTGTATTTGTCCATCCCGCCGTAGTCCCAAATGTTGGCGAGATCCTCAGGATTGGAGGTGGAGTACCCGGCGTGGATCAGCATGTTGTCGCAGTAGGTGCGCCACGCACGGTTCCCCAACGGGTTCACGCCAGGGTTGAACACCTGACCCACAGTGATGAACCCGGTCTTGACCCAGCCGCCATTCTTGGCGGCATCAGCCGCGTACTGTGAGCCGCCGTCACCGTCGAGGACTTCCCGCAACCAGATTTGCCGGTCATACCAGTTTCCCATCTCCCCGGTGTGCAGGTTGCCATTCGACATGTTGCCGTCGTTGTCGAACTCGTGGTGGAAGCACAACCAAACGCGCCGGTTCGCGGAGCGACCATCGTCAAGGAAGTCACGGAAGCGTTGCTTGAATGTGGACTCGCTAGAGTTGTTGACTCCTGCGCCGTCTTTCCACGAGTAGCACATCGGCACGCGTGCGCGGAGTCCGTTCGTGGCGTTCGCCCACGACTGCATCACGCCGTCCTCGAACGTGCGTAGCACGCCTGCCCCGCGGTTCCCGTTCCACGCGATGTCGTAGTTGACTTGGCTGAGCCGGTTCTGCGGGTTGCTGATGGTGTGCTTCTTGTAGTTGAACCAGGACGACCCAAAAATGGTCGTGCCGTACCACAGCTCAGAAGTCGGCGGCGGATCCGGGGTATCTGATGGGATCACCGGATCCCGCGTCGGATGGTTCCAAGACTTATTCGCCCAAGCCCGATAAATAGTTGCCGGTTGGTTCACAGGTCAGACCGCCCGCAACCACAGGTCGCCAACACACGCGCCCGTCGAACCCGTGCCCGAAATGGCGGGACCATCACCACGGATCCACAGCACCGGAACGTTCGGGTCGATCGTTCCCGAGCTGGCACGCGACGGATACTCTTCCGCCGACTGGTCGTAAACCACAAACAACAGGCCACCGGCGGCAATCGACGCAAGCGCAGCGGTCAAGCCATCGACACTTTCCATGTCAATGTCGGACAGGGTGTTCGACGTGCCGGAGATCGTCTTATTCGTCAACGTGGCGGTAGCGGCACGCTCCGTTGCGTTCGACGTGTTATCCACCGACCCCAAACCAACATCGCCCTTCACCAAAGCCAGGTCAGTTTTGAGCTGCGCTGGTGTGCGGGCCGTCCACGCACCCGACTTGGTTTGCAGGATCGTGTCGTTGGCATGTGACAATGCGGCAATCGCGTCCAGGTCCGCATCCTGCGTCTGCTTCCCACTAACCGTCGTGGTTAGCGAAGCAAGGCTGGCCTGCGTTGAGGCGATCTCATTGACGATGGCGTTGTGATCGGCGGTGTGATTGGCGTCACCGACTGTTTTGTTATTCGCTGGCAGAGCCATGCTGAACCTTTCAGGATAGTTTCTTCAACTGGTGGCGCACCTGCGACCGTTTCCGCCGCAACCTACGAACACGCCTCAACAAATGACCGATACGTCCACCCAGTTCCGATAGGCGTTCACGTAGCCGCGCCTCAGCGCGGTAGTCGTCCCACGACCAAGCCCGCAACGGGGTAGGCCGGTACGGTTGCGAGTCGGTTTGGTCACCAACCAAACCGTCATCGCCGTCCACATACTCTTTGACCTGGACACGCGCACCAGACGAGATCCGCTGATTCCCCTTCGGGAACAGTGGCCCACCCAAGTCGATGGCGTGAATGTGGTACATGAACCCCTGCGCGGGTGTGCGGTACCAGGCGGCGAACCCGTTCTCCCGCAGCTTCTTCACCACAAACCCAGGCAGAAACCCGGAGGGCACGTTCAGATCTAGGGCTCCGCCACCATCATGGGTGCCAGCCGATTGGGCCACATCGCCGCTATAAGAGCCCTGGTAGCAGACGAACTGCGCGCCCAGCCGCTTCTCAACCTGCTTCGCCATGACGGCAGTTCGTTGGTCTGTTGCCTTCCCGTGGAAAGTTACCCGCGTGTATTCACCCATCAGTCACGGTCCTTCTGTAAATGCAAATCTATGTGCGCGTCCATGCGCCCCTTCAACTCGTTCATCCCATCCCTGGTTTGCAAAGCCACGTCTTTCAACGACCTGCCACCGTTGGCTTTCAACTCACCCTCTATGCGGTCCAAACGTTGACCGATTCGTTCATCCAAATAGCGGCGGATCATGTACCAGAAACCGCCCAACAGAACGACCAGGCCGAGAAGGTCAACCATCACGGAGCATCCTCAAAGTGATCTCGTCAAGATCCCCCGTCAACGGCAAATGCCGCGCAAGCTGAAAGCCACGAACCCTGGTGGCAAGTTCCTCAGAGAACACCCCGTCAACGACGGGTGCTAGAAGGCGGTGCTGGACTTGTTCAATGGCCGGGTCGGGACCATCCCCGACACGGAACACCGGCCTCACAGTGTTCTCAGTTCAAGTTGTGCGACGCCGCCAAACCCGGATTTGCCGTGCGCTGGTGTGTTCTGCAACAACCGAACCCGCTGAACTGTCACATCAAGCTGCTCGCCGGTGCGGAGGTCTTGGAAGATGAACGCGTTGCCGGACTCTTCCAGCTCCTTCAAGTCCACGAAGGTTTCGTAGGCCCTGCCGTTCCAGCCGAACTCATTCCCGGCCTGGTCTTTCAGGAAGTCCATGACATACACGGGGACCCGCAAATCCTCACCCGGATACGAACTGGTGAGGGCTTTGACTTGGTAGCCACGCATCGACGGTGAAGCCCCCGTACTAACGCCGCGCGTTAGTACGAACCTGAACTGCATGTGAACCTGCTCGTCAGCGTTCACCAAGTCATAGTCATCGAACTGATCGGAGATGGATCCGAACACCCCAACGGTGGAGGCCGCCCCGTACTGATCGACCTGCTCAATCGTCACCGACTCATCAGATTCAGCCTGTGCCCGAATGTTGATCCGTTTGAACAGCTTCGGTTCCAACGTGCCATACCGGATACGGCTGGTGGTGAGCCAGCCGGATGTCATCTTGTCCGTCGCCGACTCCACATACGCCGAACCATTCCCGAACACGAGCCGGTCGGTGTTGCCGAACAGGGTTACCGCATCAACCGTGCCAGACTCTCCACCAACGAGGTGCGCCGAATAGGCATACCTGAGCGGCGCGACCTCGCCTCCGAGATCAATACAAATGAGGCCACTGTTCCCCGAAAGATGATCTTCAACCCCTGCAAACACAAACCTGTCCCGACCGGTAAAACACCGCACCGGGTTGTCCGTCTCCACAGAGAGCGGACCATACGAAAGGTCACCATCAGTTGAGGTGACCGCAATCCGAACGCCCTTGTTCGTGCCAATCGCCACATAAGAGCCGAGATACGAGAAGATCGACCGGACTGTCTCCCCGGTGGGGAGTTCCGCCACCACAGACCCGGCAGTCAACTCAGGCATGGAGCCTTGGTCGTCCAGGGTGAACTTGAACACCGCACCCTTAGACCCGGCATACCCTGCGGCGTAGATGCAGTTCGGTCCCTCAGCGAACCCCGTCCACACCCAACTAGTGTTCGGATGCGAATACAACGCTGTCGGTAGACCAGGGCCGGTACCGACCAGCTCGTACACACTGTTGCCGATTCCGGCAACCAGACGCTGTTTGACGAAGCCGACTACAACGGAGGCGTGTCCTGTATTCCACGAAGCAGAACCTGACCCACTCGCAAGCGGCATGGTGTAGATCGATGTTGCGTTGGCGATGTAGGCGTTGGTGCCGTCGTCACACATGGAGAGAACGGTTCCGCTGCCGCCCCACGTCGCGGACGTTCCTGAGGTTCCATTGTTCCTCTTCACCGTTGAAGCGTTCGCCGTCAAAAACATTGGGGTGCCAGCATTGTCATAACCGAGCACCAACGTCCGGCCTGAGCCGGACTCCGCCACCGCCGTTGCTGGTAGCAGCTCCATTTGTGCCGGGTCGGTGAACACATCCACCCCGTACGAATCCTCAAACCTTGTTTGAGCTATCGTGTCATCCGCTGGCTCATAGAACTTCTGCCCGGCTCCAAGCGAGAACGATGACTGCGAGCGGAGCCACCAGCCGGAGAGGGTCTGTTCACCAGGGTTGGTGTTCGCGTCATACTGTGGACGCTCAGAGTCCCTGGTGGCCCTGTCATACGGGGTGTCATCAGAGATCGCCAGGGTGAACGGGATACCACCCAACGCCACGTCGTATTGGATGTTGGTGTTTTCCCACACCACATCCGATGGTGCGACAGCACCACCCAACCCGAACGGGAGGGGAGTTGGTAGACCTGCCATCAGCGCAGATCCACACCGACGTAGTAGACATGAATGTACGAGTAGCGCGCCTCGGCGGTAATCGACCCGGTGATGCGGAAGGTTTGCAACCGCAATCTGATCGCAGCGTTCGCCCCAGGAATCCACGGGCGGGACGACGCACCCGAGGTGACCATCCCTGAACCAGCCGAGGTGATGTTGAAGTCCATGAACACACCAGGCCAGTTGGTTGCGTCCAGATCAACTTCATCCCAGTCGGTTCCGCCGTTGACGGAATACTCCAAGTTGACCTCATGCTGCACATTCGCTGCGCCGTCAGGGTCGTAGTAAGGAATCCCGAAGTCGATGCGGTACACCGCGTCAGCAGCAGTAGCAAAATCAGCGGTCGCGCAGTAGTTGTCCCCAGCACCCAAAATCTGGTTCGCGTCCACCGCTGTCGCCACCAACCCGAGGGTTTGCGGGTGGGTGTGAACACCAATCGCAACCTCATCAGCACCATCACCGGTTGGCAGCTTCGCAAACGGAATGTTCGGCAGGTTCGTCGTCGGCAACAGCACAGAGCCGTCCAGCGGGGCATACCCGGAGGCGACACCTTTCTGCGACACCGACTGGTATTGCGGGTGAGGGTCCCCACCAGTCAGACCAGTCAGGGAGGCGTGCGCGATCACACCGCCACCGGTACCGCCGGAGTGGTCGTGTGTGGCGTTCGCAAAGTCCGAAATCGTGGGGGAGTTCAGCGTCTTGTTCGACAGGGTTTGCGTAGAGGTGGTGCCAACAATGGCGGCACCAGACGCGAGCCCGTGAACATCAGTTGTCGCCGCAATATGATCCTGCGGCTCCTTAAAGTCCCGAGCCGACACGGCGTGACGCACCACCACGCCCGCGTCATGCGCCTGAGCCGAAGTATTGTCAACCCCCCTTGACACGGTGAGGGTGTTCGACGCGCCAGCCGTAACCGTCACCAGTTCCATCGTCCCGTCAGGGTCTATCTCCAACGTGTACGGATACGACGCCGGGAACCCAGTCACAGCCCCAACGGTGATCGACGTGGATCCCGATGAGATCGTGGACGACAGTGTGGTTTCAACTGCCGTGTTTGAGTAATAGCGATTCGCCACTGTGCTCCCTTACTTGCGCCGCGAAAGCGGCCCTGACACCGAATGTTTGACAGACAACGGAGGCGGATACCTCACGCCTGCGCGTTTCCTCACAAGGGTTCCGACACCACCATCGGCACCGCCGACCTCACCCATGTACGAGACACCGCCAGCGGCGGTGATGTAGCCGGAGAGGGTGACCATCGTTCCGTCCGGCGTATCAAAGGTGGTTGACCCGCCGGATGCGGTGACCACACCAGCCAACGTGCCGAAGTCGCCGTTACCGGCGAATGACGTACTGCCACCTGCGGCAGCAATCTCACCGGCGTTAGTGGTGAAATCAGCCGACACACCAAACGTCGTGGAGCCACCGGCAGCAACAATCTCACCCGCCAGCGTGGTGAAGTTCGCGTCACCAGCGAAGCTGGTGCTGCCGCCGGTTGCGACAATCTCACCGGCGATGGTGTCCATCGCGGCGGTCGCATCAAACGTGGAACTACCACCAGCGGCGGTGACAGTCCCAGCGTCGGTGGAGAACCCGGCATCACCCGCGAAAGTGGTGCTGCCACCAGCGGCAGCAACATCCCCCGCCGTGGTGCCGAACGTCGCATCCACAGAGAACGATGTGGAACCACCAGCGGCAACAACGTCACCGGCGTTAGACGTGAACCCGGCATCGCCAGTGAATGCGGTAGAACCGCCTGCGGCGGTTACATCACCAGCGGTAGTTGTAAAGTCTGCCGATACACCGAAAGTGGTGGAACCACCCGCAGCAACAATCTCGCCAGCCACGGTGTCGAACGTGCCGTTACCAGTGAAACTAGTTGACCCGCCAGCAGCGGGCGCACCGCCCGCCACCGTGGAGAAGTTCGCATCGCCGGTGAACGAAGTGGACCCACCCGTGGCGGTGACCACACCTGCGAGGGTGTTGAAGTCGCCGTTACCGGCGAAGCTGGTACTGCCACCCGCTGCCGTAATGTCACCGGCGTTAGTGGTGAACGTGCCATCAACCGAAGCAGACGGTTTGATGGCGAACACGATGGACGCCCACTGGGGCGACGCAGCGAACGAACCCGTTAGCGGCCCCGGTGTGCCGGTAGTGGAGCGGGTGGCGGTGTAAACACCGATGCCGCCGCCGTTACCACCGCTGTAGAAGATTTGCTCAGCTTCGGCGAGCCCGGTGACACCGGTCATGCCCGTGCCGGAAATCTGGTCCGAGGTGGTGTCGGTGTTCACCGCCACGGCGGCAATAATCAGTGTGTCAACAACCGTTGTGGTGCCGTTATCCGCGGAGAACGAACTAGCACCCGTGCCGGAGTCAACAACCGGGGTGAAATCCCACGGGTTACCCGACGTGATCGCACCACGGATGACAACCGCGAAACCCTCTTGGTGGTTACCAGGGTCCGTGACCGTTGGGTTCGTGGTACCGGAGGCGGTGGCACGCCGCCACATGACGTTGCAGCAGGTGACGTTCGCGCCCTGCGGATTCGGGCTCGACGTGATGTGAGCCCAGTCAGTTGGCGCACTGACACCAGCCGACTCGGCGCACTCCACAAACAACAACAGAATGTCGTCCGCCGCATGGGTGGGCAACGTGTAGGTGACGTTGCCCGTGCCGCTGTTGGGGGTGCCGACCGCCTGAACGGTAGGGACAGCCATTAGATGCTAGGAAGCAGTCCAGTAAAGCGTCGGGCTAGGCAGCGTCACCGTGAACGTGCCAGCTGTAGACGACACATCCCCAGCCTCCGTGCAATACGCCACCAGCTCATCAGCGCTGGATGCGCCACCGCGAGACTTGTAGATCACCGCAGTCCTAGCGGTGATCGTCGCCGTGGACCACGTTGGGCTTGTCCAAGCCACCCGATACTGGTTGGAACCAGTGTCATAAGCGCCCGAGAACCCCGACAGCGTGGCCCCGCCAGTGGTGTAACCGGTACCGGACACCTCATTGGTGACGTCATCACGGAAGTCGTGTGTGTCCTGGTTCGGTGTATAGGACGACGTTGTGAGCATGATCTTGAACGTGTCCGTGTCCAAGTCGATGCTGCCCTCAGCGATCTTCTCAATCGCCGGGCCATAGAAATGCCAAGTTCCTGCCATGCCTGTTTACATCCTTCTTACGCGGGGTTGGAAACGAGAGAACAAACGCTTGCGTTCCTCTTCCAAGCGCATGAGGAACAACTGCTGGAAATACTTGGAAAGGTTCTGCGACGACTCAAACGGAGTCGGCGTATCCAACTGGTCAGCTTCAACCGATTTGAAATCCAGTCTTGACGCACCAATAGGTGCCAGCAGACGCGACATCGTGCCGTACACCACCACGTCATACGCCGACGCCGGGAGGCCGGTAACGGAGAACGCATCACCAGCAACATCAAACAACGTGGGGTTCTTGATGTACGTCACCTGCACCGGCTGCCCCGGTGTCATCCGATCCAAAATGTCAATGGACTTTCCGGTCGTGAACGCGGTCACGTTCGCTTTCTGATTCGTGTTCCACCGCTTCACCGGGATCCACCGGTTCGTCGGACCAATCGACTGCCATGTCACCTCCAACGCTTCCTCCGCCGCGGCGGGAAGTTCATACGTTGTTGACACCGCATCCGCCGTCAGAACAACCGTTCCCACAGCCGGGAGTTGGTCACCGATAGCGGTGATGGTTTGGTTGATGGCCCGCTTCACCTTGTGACGCGGAAACCGGGGAGAGAACGTCACCCGCGTATTCGCGTCATGGTCAGCCGCCGTAGTCCCCTGATAGCCCCTGCCGTAGGGGGCGATAGCCAAGGTGGCGTTCGTGCGGTCAACCGACGAAACCCACACCAGCTCGTCGTCAATCTCCGCCGCCCCCACACCGGCACCCTGCGAGACAGACCCAACCGCCAGTTGCGTATCAGCGGCGGCAGCCGCGGACACAAGGTGGGTGGCCGGTTCCTGATCCCGCACATAGCCGAGAAGGTTGCCGACGATCTCGTCAACCATTTCGGAGAACGTCGTAGCGTTCGGATCCAAGGAAGCCATCAGGGAGTGAACCTGTCCGCGCACCAGTCAATCCCACGACCAGCGGTTTTCGCCTGACCGGCGAGCAGGTTACAAACAGCCTGCAACGCCAACCCGGTCGTGCCCGCTTTCGTGTTCAACGCGCCCACCAGAGATTTGCCGACCGTGCCAGCCCACGTGTTGGCGGCGCCCTGCGCCGACCGGCCCGCCGTACCGGCGCACCGGTTCAAGTTCGATTGCAACGTGCCCATCAGGTCAACGTCCCCACATCTGTTCTCGCCGCTTTCTGACTGTCATAGCCGTAGCCTGTTTCGTTGCTGACACGGACGGCGCCCTCAATGTCAGCGATCCGGGTACTGTCCGGCTGAATACCTTGTGCTTTCGCATCCGCGTAAGCATCAAGTTCGCGGGTCCACTTCTTCTCCCGCGTATAATCCAGACCTTTCCATTCCTGCATGTACGCAGTTCTGAGACCCAAGGATCTGCGGCACTCACCCCAACTTTGATGTGCGCCGGGTGTCGGACAGGCGGATGTGCAGCTCATTCCACTTCCTCAATCACATACCCAGCCGCCGCCAGTGCGACGGCCTCTTCATGGGTGAGGGGGTTGTAGGTGCGGCCACCCAAGAAAACGAAATCTGCGTTACGCATTTCCGTTTCCGTCACATACCGTTTCTGCACCGCCACACCATCAGTGATCAGAACCGTTAGGCCACGTTCACTCCGCGAAAAGTAGGTGGTCAAAAACTCGCCCGTATACCAACCGGCAGTCACCGAGGGGGTGCGGAACTTGTAAACCTTTTCCGGGTCCGGCTGCGGTTGCGGATCCGGATCGGGATCCGGGTCAGGATCTGGGTCAGGGTCGGGATCCGGGTCAGGATCCGGTGGGCCGCCGTCGCCGCCGTACAGGTCGTGGTACAAGTCCTTGTACGTGTCATCCGAGCCGCCACCGCCGCCACCAGAATCACCGGTGTACGTGTCGGTGTACGTCCCCGAATATGTGTCAGTCGCCACAACGCTCCAAACTTGGGGTCACCAAACAACCCCAGCCACTATTTGCTGGGGTTGAATGGTCAACCAAAGTTGATTACTGCGACACAGACGAGCCGTGCTCGACGCGGTAACCCGCCTCTTCACGGTAGATCGCCCAGCCAGCAGTCCCCTTCCAACCCACCGGACGCTCACGCGCCAGGGAGTCAATAACGGGACCGATGACCATTCCGAACTCGCGGGCCACAGCCTCAGCCAAGAACTGCTTGCCGAGGATCAGGGTGCGGGACACGATCGCCGAAGTGGCACCGTCCGCAGCCTGGTAGGCGCGGGGCGTCTCAACATAGAAAGCCCCCTCCCATGTGCCGATCTCGCCAGCCCAAATCTGGTTCCCGGCCTGGTACTGGTGCGGAAGCAGCCAGCCAGCCGAGCCAGTCTCCGAGCGGAGGTCATACGACGTGTCCGGGTGGACATACGCCGCGTACAGACCGTCCTTCACGGGCTGTGCGCTGTTAGCGCGCAGACGAGTGATCGCATACCGGGCCAGCGCGGACGAGAAAATGTCCGTCGCAGTCAGAGTGTTCGTCGCAACAGCGGACGCATCGCGTGCGCCAGCGTTCGACGTGATCTTCCCCGTGCCGGTGATCAGCTTCGCGTTCACAACCTTGTCGATTGAGTCACGCATGTTGAACGCAACAAGGTTCGCCAACGCCGGGTCAACCTGGGTGAAAGAAGTCAGGTCCAGGAACTCGGTGCGGTTCACCACGTTGCCGTACTCAGCGAGAGTAATCGTCTTGGTCACAGTGTCCGAAGGGGCAACCGCAGCCACATCCGTACCCTCAGTGAGAGTGGACGTAGCGGCAGTCATTTCCTGGAACCGTGACAGTGTGATCACGTTACCGGGCATGGCCTGCTCAACGACCCGCTTGTCCGCAACCTGACGGAACAGCGGCTCAGAACGCAAAGCGAACTCAACGAACTGGTCGTAAACAGTCTTAACCAGACCGGCATAGGTACTGGTAGTGGTATCTGTCATTGTGTGTGTTCACCTCCTTCAAGGTGTCAGGGTGTGTGTTACTTTCAGAACGCCTGAGTTTTGTTAATCCCCAACATCGAGATCAACTCATCCGGGTCCTTGGCTTCCCTGATTCGCTTCCGCAACTCTTCCTCGGCTGCGGAAGGCCCACTAGGTTGTGGGGCGTGGAACTGGTTCAAAGCGGTAAGCGCATTGGCCTCATCCGGCGACATCCCCTTCGGGGGTTCCGCCGGAGCGTCCCCCTTGGGTGCATCTGTTGAGATACCGAACAGCTCACCGTTCTCCGAAACCCACTCGACCACGTTCTCCTTCGTGACATCCTCGATGTCTTGCAGAACGAACCGGGCAACCTTCGGGTTGGCACCAACCTCTTCCAGAATGTTCTTCACGTCGGTTTGGCGCTGCCGCTTTTGAAGGGACTCATGCTCTTTTTGGAGCTTGGCGTTTTCCTTCTTCAAACGGTTGAACGCTTCACGCAGTTGCTTCGGGCCGTCGTCGTCACGCGACTCGTCGCCGTCGAAGTCATCCCAGTTGTCGTTTGCCATTTCCCTGACTCTCCCTTGATAGGACGTGAACTGGTCGATTGCCCACCGGGAGGTGGTGGGTTCGTGTTCACTACCGGGCTGCTACAACTCGGGTGGGGCCGGTCGGTCCCCCGAGGTCTAGTGGGCCACCCTCGACAGATAGGTGGCGGCTGCTACCAGTCGCTCCGGGTCGTCTTTGAAAAGCCCGAGAGCGGTGTTACATGAGGAACAGAGAAGTCCCCGTACGCATTTGCCGCACGACTTGTTGCCAGGGCAGCAAGCGTGATCATGGTCAACGGCCAGGCTTTTGCCGGTCGGGCACACCCGATGGCAGATCGCGCACACGCCGTTCTGCTTCGCCAGCATCTCGGCATACTCAATCTCCGTCAGATTGAAAGCCGTCAGCACAACCTGGCGCGAGTGCTTCAAGTTTGTGGCCTTCTTGCGCTCAGGATTCCGCTCACGCCATGACTTGTTGGCGATGCGGATACACTCCCTGCACTGGTTGTGCAGTCCGTCCGGCTTCCTGCGGCTCTTGTGAAAACCGTCTGCCGCCTTAACCTCACGACACGACGAACACGTCTTTAGTCCGTCTGCACCGATTTTCATGTTCCTCCATCCGTCAAGGGCCGGTCGGTCTTGACGGGAGCATTGGGGGTGTGTTACTTTGGGTTCAGCCAGGAGGTCACCCATCCACCTGGCAGGTCACATCACCTCTCGGGAAGCCCTGGGGGTGACGGACGAGAAGGGATCTGCCGCCTTTCTCGGGGAAGCCGTCACTCTTGGGGCTTCCCCCATGCGGGGCTAGTAGTCGCCCTTATCCTTCGAGAACGTGTATTGGTTCGTCCCGCCGCTGGCGGCGAACCGGGCACGCTCACGGGACGCCAGGCCCTTACGCTTCTTGCCCGCAGCGGCATCCGACTTGAACACCTCATCTTCAAGATCGGACTGCGAGAACTCGGAGCCTTCCAGCTCCGCAAGTTTCTGCGACGTACCCAACGAATCAGCGATCATGCCGTAACCCTGGCGGGCCTGATCAGCAGTCACCCCGTAACGGGCCAGATCCTCGGCCCGGTCCTGGGAGACGTTCAAGTGGTTCATCGCGCCAGCGCCACCAATGTTGGCGGCGTTCACACGCTGCTCAATGATCGGCAAAGCCCGCTTCTGATCCAGGATGTACGCCATCACATCGCCGTCGTTCAGCTCCGGGTAGTAGCGGCGTAGCGCTTCCACCACCTCGGGGGAGCCGTTCACCGTTTCCTTCGCCATGCGGGCACGGTCGTTGATCTCATTCACCGACACCCCTTTGCCGATCCAGCCGGAGAAATCTGTGGGGTCATCGTAGAAACCTGACGGAAGCCCGTAGTACGACAGCACATCGCGGTACAGTTTCTCCTGCTGAATGTATTCCGCGGGGGAGAGGACATGCAGGCCGCTCTCGCCTGCCGCGATCCGCTTCTTGATTTCCTCATTCCCGGCAAACCGGGCCTTATACTCCGGGGTGTCCTGCAACATGAACCCGATCACATCGGGCGTGAAACCCTGGATCAGATAGTCCATGATCAGACCAGACAGATCACCGACACCCAGGTCGATGAACTGCTGAACAAGCTGGTCGTAGACCGCCTGGTTCATCGGATTGTCCGGGTCGTACGCGCCGGGGTCGGGATCCTCGCCGGACCCGCCGTTTGCGGCACGGAACTTGTCCTGAATCCGATCCCAGCGGTTCGGGTACCGGTCCTTCAACCAGTCCTTGATGTCGGCCCAACGATCCGGGTTGTTCTCCCGGATCCGTTGAAAGTCGTCAAAGTTCAGATCCCCATACCGGTCAGTACGGGTGGGCTTGTCTTTATCTTTGCCCTTGTCTTTCCCGTCGCCGCCGGGGTCGCGTGGCTTACTGTCGTTCGCCATCAGGTTGCCGTAAACCCAAAGTCTTGCAGAACCTTCATCATGCCCTGCGCGATAGTTTCACGACCATTGTTGGTTTCTTTCCACGCCGGATCCGAACGCACCTTCTGCTCAAACTCCCACAGTGTCATCATCCCAGGCTTACCGTCCTTATCCCGCGACGACAACGCCCGACGAACATCCTTGTCGAACAAATCCACCTGCGACGGGTTCAGCTCTAACAGTTGCGCCTTCGTGTTCAAATACCCTGCCGCAAGGTCGTACACGGTGGAGCCGCTTTTCAGGTCGTCGGCTAGGTTCGGGAACTGCGACACCGCAATCCGGGTGATCTTGTCCTTCGCCCGCTGAATATCCCAATCCCCATCAGACATGTTACGAACCGCGTTGTTGATCCACTCACGGTTCACCCGCACACCCATGTCGCGGGCGAACGCCTCCAACTCATCCTGAGCCGAACCAGCATCACCAACAAACGAACCCTTGATCCGTTTCACATAGTCAGCGAGCGTGTTAGAGATCTGCGCGTCAGACCACCCAAACATGAGGGCGTTCTCGGCCACCTGATCCATCTGATGATCCGACAGGGTGGCACCCATGCTGGCTGCCATGTCTTTCAACGTGGCCCGGATCTCCTGCAACCGATCCCGATACGTCGCCGGATCCGTGGATTTCAGGAGAGCGTTCTGCCGCCACGTCTCATTGTGCTGCTTGTACCACTTCGTGTCCCGCAGCTCCGCCACAAACTGATCCGCAGACCAGCCATGCTGATACGCCTTCTGGAACAGCTTCCACAGTTCAGGCTCAGATTTGAGGAACGACATGGCAAACCCATACCGTTCCGCCATCTCCTGACGGGACAGATTATCCTTGCCGCGGTCGTTGGCCTCGCCGTTCCCGCCGCCGCCTCCACCGGCCTCCGGTGGTGGGGTGTCCCCGTCGCCCTTCAACTTCACTGTGTGCCCACCCCAATACGGTTGCGACCATCCCTGGAACGGCTTCCCCCACTGGGCCGTAATGTCTGATGCTTTGACAAGGCTGACCACACCACGCCCATCAAAGTCGGTGGTGTAAACCCAACCCCCACCGGCGGAGATGGCGACGTGTCCGTAGCCGCCGCCCCAAAACAACAACGCCCCAGGGGGTGCGTTGTAGCCGCCGTTCTTCAAACGGGAAGGGATGCTCGACCACTGATCCGCCGCCGAGCTGTACCCGCCCAAGCCGACTGCGCCGTACATGGAGGCCACAAAGTTCGCGCACATCCCGTACTGCCATGAGTTGGTGTGCCGCGCCGTCGCCAACGCTTGCGCCGGGGAACGCGGGAGGGAACCGTTACGGTGCGTTGCCACTAGGCACCCACAGGTGCCGCGAGAGCCTGCTGCAAAGCGTTGAAGTAGTTGAGGGCCTGATACTCCGCGTAGCCCTCTTCACCGCGGGCCTCGTTCAAAATCTTCTGGCCCGCGTCGATACCGCCCTCGGTGACGGTGTGCGAGTCGGTGGCGCGACCGTTGTTGTAATCGGTCGTGGTCGTGGACACGACAGGGTTCTGCTCAGAGGCGTGGTTCAATGCCTGCCGTAGCGCAGCCAGCTCCGCCTTCGTCGGTTGGCGTCCGAGTGCAGAGATGTACGTTTTCTCCGCAGCGGCTTGCACCTTCGACGGTGAATACTTCGTCACGTTGGAACGTGACGTGGTGCGGGTCCCATCGAACCCTGTCGTCCCGTAGCCACTGGACGATGATGCCGACGTTCCCTCCTTGGAGATCTTGTTTAGTACCTGCTCCCAGCCCATCTTCACACCGGAGGCGTTGATGTTGGACACGTACCCCAAGAACTCGGTGACCCTGCCGTATGTTGCCTCGTCGGGGAACCCGGTTGGTTCCACGCCCAACTTCTTTTGTAGTTCCTTCAACTTCTTTCCCGACAGCCCCAGAATGTCTGAGCGCACCTCTTCAATGGAGGTTGGCTGCACGTAGGAGGGCGTCACCTGCGCCTGCATGTGCGGGCCCTTTAGGGAGTCGTGCCCGTACGTTCCGGCCATGCGGGTGCGGGTGGGGACCCGCACGTACACGTACCCTTCGCCCACGCCGCTTTCCGTGCCGCTGACGGTGACGTTGCCGGACGGGTTGTACGACCCTTCCAGCCACGGCATGTTCGCCGCCGGAGTTCCCGAAGGGGACGCGGCCGGGGCCTGCCCATCGAACTGCCAGGTGGCATCCGGCGCGGGGGCGGGCGCATACTGCGGAAGCCCATCCGAAGGGTCCTCAGCGCGGTACGGAATCGCCATCAGCCCGCATACCTCAACAGACGATCCCACACCATCTTCGCCGCCGGATCACTCTTAGCCAGCTCCGTCATGTAAGCCTCATATTGTGTTTGCTCCGCCTGCTTAGCCGCCAGGCTCGCATCATCAGTGCCGGTCTGCCCAGCCACCCAACCCTCATGCGCCCGATACGACACCAACAACTGCTGAATCACACCAGACGATGCAGTCTTAGGAACCGCCGGATCCGCCAACGCCATCTCCATCTGCTGAATCGTGGAGATCCGTTCCTGCTGCCGCACACCACCAGCCGACAAGTAATCGTTCACCAACGGGTTCTGCGCCAAGAACATTTGACGCCACGCGTCATACTTGGATTGCTCCGCATCCAGGATCTCCGATGATGCACCAGCGGCCCGTTGCTGTTCCTGCCACGCCTCGTGAGCATCCCGTGCGTCATAGTAGGTGGTGATCTGGCCGGACGATTTCAGATCCTTGTAGAAGTCATCGAACTGCTTCATCTCCTTGACACCCATCTCGCCAAGAAGCTGCCACGTTTCCGGGTCGAACTCACCATCGCCGACACCGGCCAACCAGAACGGCGCAGCGGACGGGTACTTTTTGAAGAACGCATTGTTGGAGTTGACGAACTCACCAACCTGCTTACTCGCGCCAACAATCGCACCTGATGGGGTGTCCGACTTCGACACGGTAAACGGCAACTTGTCGGGGTGGACTTTCATCCACGCCGCCATCGTCGCCCCATAGTCACCGGTCTGCGACAGGATCGCCCAAAACTGATCCGACACGTTGTTGATGGCGAACTTCTGCCACGCCTTCGTAGTCTCCGGGTTGGCAACCTCAACTGTGGGGGAGGCCGGGGCGAACGCGCCGAACGCGGCACGCATCCACGACAGGCCAACCGCCCACTTGCCCAGCTTGTCCTTGTACGCCTGGATCTCATCCGGCGTCGCATCAGCGGGAGGTGACTCCCCGGCATACTCCAAGTAGGCGGCAGCCGACAATGTGGACGACGCCTTCCACTCATCGGAGTCCAGCAGACGCCGGACCGGGGTGGGCAGCAAGTTCATTACCGGGTTGCGGCCAGCGCCCAACTCACCCAACAGGAGCCGCTCAATGTTCGCGGTGTTCGGGTAGATCGACCGGATCGTTCCCAACAGGAACGACGGACCGGGGCCGAACGACGGCAGAATGTTGTTCGGGTCCAAACCCTGGTTCAAGTATTGAACCTTCGATGATGCCTTGATCGGCACCGGCACATACGACGCCACACCAATAGTTGAGAGGGCCTTCGTCACCGCCTGCGACGCCTCACCCACTAGGGGATAGTTGAACACATCCTGGCCGTCATCACCCTTATAGATGACGCCGACCTGCGAGAGCCCCTGGTAGGTCAGTTGCAGTTTGCGGTACCCGTACGGGTTGAAAATCCCGGTCTTGGCCCACCTGACGTAGAACTCTTCCTGGGCGCGCCAGAACGGGAAGATGTTTCGCATGATCACAGCCATCTGCGACCGCACGGCGGGGTTGTCCGAATACTCCATGACATCGCGGAACGCCGCCTCATAGGCGTTGTTGTGTGCCATCTTCTTCGCCACCGATGGTTTCATCCCACCGGCGACAAGCTCGTCCTGCCACACCTTCATGTTGGCGCGATGCCGCAAGTAGTGCGGCATGAACGTCGGATACCGGGAGATCTGCTTCACGCCGGAGTCGGACCAGTCGAACCCTTTGTTGATGCCACGCTGAATCCCCGGCCAGAACCCCTTCGGCTCCGATTCCAGCATGAAGTCACGACCGGAGGTGAACTCCGGTCGCATGTCATCCGCGAGGTTGTCGATCACCCATGTTGGGTTGACCGCACCATCATCCACCGCCTGTGACACCAGATCGTCAATGATCTGGCCCTGACGGTTGGAGAACGTGCCACGGGTTGCGTCATAGACACGCTCCGCCCACTGTTGCGGACCCAACTCCTTGACCATCTTCGATGTGTGCCCCATCCAGGCACCATCGGTTTCAACCCACTCAACCAGTTGGCGGATCGCCTCGTCCCGGTCGTGAATATTGTCCAACACGATCCGACCATCGGGGGACTTCGCCACCGCCGTCGCATAAGTGGAGAACTGGATCGCACCACGATCCCCAGCAGTCGGCAACTGCTCATACGGGGTGTTCGACAACGGGCGAACCTTGTGGCCTTTACCGGCGTTAGCGCCGGTGGACTTCCCACCCGTGACCAGGACCCGCATGTCGGTGGCTTCGTCCATGTCGTCAACGATGTTCCGCCAACCACCCAGCTCCACGAACTCACGGAGATGCGCCTCTTCGGCGTCGGTGAGGACGGCCTTCTCCGCCTTCATCCGCCACTTGGCCCAGCCCGTCAACACCGATGCTTTGTCCCCGGCGTTGGCTGCCGCCTTCGCGTCATCGTCCAGCGTTGACCAAATCGTTTTAGCCTTCGCATAATCGGACACGTACCGTGTTCCGACCGCGCCCTTCACATAAGCGCCAAGTGAGTGGCGCATGATGAAGTTCGTTGCCTCTTCCATCCCGTTACGGATCGGAAGGGCCGGACGAAGCAGAACACCGGGCTTCCAGAACTGTTGCGTGAACTTGTCCAACGGACCGGACGTGATGACACGTCCGATGCCGTACACGCCCTGTCCCCGGCGGGCCTGCTCCATCATGGGGAGCTGCACCATCAGCCGGTACATTTCGTTGAAGTCTGGCATCTCCACGTACTGCCGGTTCTGCCATGCGAACACCGCGACGCGGGAACCGTCAGGCATCAGGTCCGGTTCGCGGATCACATTGAAGTCTGTTTGTTGGCGGGGTTGCAGAACCTCAACACCGTCCGGTGTTTGCACCACATCGTATGTGTCAGGCTTCGGCTTCGCGCCGGGGAGCGCGGGGCGAGCGGTCACAGAACCGGCGTCGTACGTTAGCGAACTGACGGGAACCTGCGGCGCGTACGAGTGGACTGCGCCCGACTCACCGAACGCGTCATCCAGCAGGCGGTTCCATTCCTTCTTACCGGCCGCCGTCGTCGTCGCACCAGAGACTTCGCCCATCGTCTCAATCAGACCCTTGGCGATGCGCCGCTTACCCTCAACATCAGCGTTCAAAAACGCGGCAGCAGTATCCGACGCCCACTTCTTCGACATCACAAACCGGGCCAGCTTATAGATCTGGTCCGGGGCGTTGTCGTCATCAAAGTAGAGACGCTTCCCGAACGGCACCTTTTGCACGGGGCGGGCCATGAACGTGGCCGCACGCCCCAAAATCGAATGGCGCGACTTGATGATCGAATCGACAGTCTCGGCCACCGCTTCGTCGGTGCCGCCGTAGAACGCCGTCACATCCGGACGGAGCCGGTACGCGCCCTTCTCCGTCAACGACACCGGGTTCACTTTCGCCGCGATGTTACGGGCCTTCTCCCCAGCCCATGTGCGGTACGGCATCAACGGCATCTTCACCGCCGCCTTGCCCTGCAACAGTCGCGCAAACCCATCCGCCGACGAAAGGTAGTCACGGAGTGAGTCAACGTCGCTGACACCGGCGCGTTTCATGTCGTCCAGCATCGGCTCATACGCCTTATACCGGGACGAGATCATGGCGTAAGCGTCGCCCTTGGCCGCCGCAGAAGCGGCATCATCCGTCAGCGTGGTGAAGTTGTCCAAGAACCCCTGCGCGTGACGCTGCACCGACGACTTGGAAAACACCTTCGCCACATCATCAGCGGACGACAGGCCATACTTCGCTGCTTTGAGCCCCGCGCTTCCCGGACCCAGTAGAAGTGTGGGGTCTGCCGTGATCGTAAAAGCTGCATCGTACGAACCGGATACCACGTTGTAGCCGCGATCATCCGGGGACATCCCCAGCATGGAGGCGGCATCACGACCGGGGGAGACATGCGCCCCATTGATCAAAGCCACCGCATCGTTGAACTTTTGCGACTCGGTGAGGACCGTCAACCCGGCGATCTTGTCCGGGTCACCACCCAGCTCTTTGAACAAGGTGTCCACAGACTTACCCTCGGCCACCTGCTTCGCATAGAAGTAGACGGTCGGGTCAGCGATTTGCTCTTCGGCCTGCTTCAACCGCTCCGGGCTGAAAAAGGTCGCACCATTCTCCGAAGCGTTGCTGTGAGTCCAGTTGTCGAACAGGCCACCGACCAGGGGGGCCGGTGTCAGAAACCAGGCGTTCGACAGGCCGCCCTGCGTCCAGTCATACGTTGTGCTCTGCCGGTACGCCGCCTTCGCCTGATTGTTCCCCCACGCCAGCACATCCATACCGGCACCAACGACGGCACCGCCACCACCAACAACGGCACCTGCCGCATTGTCTGCGATGTGTAGCGCATCGGAGAACCAGTTACCGGCCCAGCCGTCCTTCTCTTCCTCATCCTCCGGGATCGGCGCGGCAGGAACTTGATACCCGGCAAACGTCAACGCATCCTGCTGCGCCGGAGTCAACTGCGTGTTGTAAATCTCCGCCTGTCGAACCGTCGGCATCTGCACAATCGCGTTACGAATCTGCATACCGTAGGTGAACTTCTCCACCTGGCCGAGCTGATCCTCGCTGATCGCGCCAGACTCAACCGCCTGCCCCATAGCGGGCACCGCCGTTGGGCGGGTAGCGGTGAAGGTGGGTGCCGCAACGACAACCCGTTTCATTCCCTGACTCAAAGGCCAGCATCCTCCATCGCCACAATCAGATCATCCAACGAACCGTCGTCGTTGCCGACAGCGATCTGCCGCAACGTCGCAGACAACCTGGCAGCCGACAAACCCATCCCCAGCGACGCCGGGCCGACACCGGGACCCATAGGGTTCCCCGCCGTCACCGGCTCACCAGGACGCTCCGACGGTGCATCAAACGGAGTCGGCGTCGGCGGCCCCTGGGTGGGGACCTGCTGCGGCCCGCCGCCCTGCTGTGACCTGCCCGATGCGTTCATTGGGGCCGAACCCTGCAACGAACTCAACTCCGCATTGTCACCATAGGCGCCGCCCGTCATGTCCCGGATCGGCTGATTCACGCCACCATCGGTTCGGGCAGCGAACTTCCCCGGCCCGGAAACAACCGCAGGCTTGGTGGGTTTCCTGTACCCGCCCCTACCGTCAGCCATCAGTTGTCTCCGGTTCCTGGAAAATCGTTTCGATCTCTTTCGCAGCCTCAGACCTGAAAGTTTCGGTATCAACCTTCTGGTTATGATCCGCCGCTGTCTGATCCGCCACCGACTGAACAAAGTCAGCAGTAGTGCGCTGCATCTCAGCGCAGAACTGCAACAAAGACCACATCATCCGATCTTTAGACCACGGATACGACGCGGGCTCGTACTCTTCCTCATCCTCAGGCACTTCGCCCTCGGCCTCTTCCATACGCCACCTCCGGTGACGCTCAGCGAGGGAGCTTGTGGCTGCCCTTGTTACCGCCGGTGTTCTCACCGGTCTTGAAACCGCCGTTACCGGCGTCCTTTGACTCCTGCGGACGAATACCCTTCCGGTTCTTCTGATCCGGTGCGGCGTCGCTCGTCGCGGAGCTGTTACCACCCTTACGCATGTTTCTCCTAAATGGGGCGACGCCGAACCACATTGGCCGACATCTGAGGGGCACCCGAAGCGGACAACCCGCTAAGGATGTACGAGAGGTCCGGGCGACCGCCGGGACCCATAGCGGCCTGACCTGGGGCCACACCTTCGGGCAAACCGCTGGGCTCCATGCCCGGAGGAAGAACGCCGCCAGAGGGAGGAACGCTGCCGGGGGCTCCGGGGGTAGCACCCGGATCTAAGGGGTTCGTCCCCGTGGCCTCAACCTCTGGCGGACGGAACGCAGTCAAAGCCGCCTCTTCGATTGGCTTCCCCTTGCGGAAGTCGTCAATCACAGAGGCGATCTGCTGCAAAACAATGGTGGGATCCTGTCCCATTTGCGCCATCGCAGGAAGCGACTGCGCCAACGCCGCAAGTCCCTGCCCTAGTGCGTCGCGTTGCTCTTCGATCTGCACCATGCGGGACTCCTGATCCACATTCACATTCATCGGAAGGTTCCGCATCAACGTGTCACGAGAGATCAACTTGTCCGAACGTGCTTGTAGACCAAAGACAAGGGCACGGTTGGGGTCCAGTCCGGCCATCAGACCGTATTGAACATCCACATCATGGTTGCCCTTGATGTCCCGGCTGGGCGTGTATTTCAGATTGTGGGGGGTGCCGCGATCATTCCATGTTGCGGACTTCTCAACATCCGGCCATAGCTTCTCATCAACCTCGAAACACAAGCACAGTGCTTCACGCAGCCCGTCAGCCAAATGCGACTGGTAGGCGCGCAACTGCGAATCAAACCCAAGGTTCAACGCTTTGACACCTTGGCCGGTAACAATGGACGCATCCATGTTGCCGGTGCGGGACTCAGGGTAACGGGCACCCACCCGCAGTTCACGTTCCAAGACCTGATCCTGGGAGAACGCCGAAGCAGGCATCTCAATAGGTACGCGGCGGATCTTCTCCGGGGTGTTAGATCGCATAATGGCGTCAGCACCCAGCACCAGCTCTTGCATATCGTCGGGCACCGCCAACGGTGCTTCGACAGCCTTAGTGGCTGCCTCCAACGCTAATGTCGCAAACCGGTCCCTCGCTATTTGGGTCCAGATTACGTCGTCATACTGTCCCCGCACTTCGTCATCGAGCCCCTTACGCTCAACAACATGTACGAGACACCGGCCAACCGGGTTCGGGATTTTCCGTAGTTCAAGGTTGGAGCGTTCAGGCAGGAACAACGTGAACGCGTCGGCGTCCGAGAAGTAGACCACCTCCAACTTTGCCGTGTCCGGCGCATACTGCGGTCGGTTGAAATGGTTGGTGCCTACTGTGCGGATGAACTCATCCAGTTCGGGGAACTCCGCCCTCAACTCACCCACCGTCTTGGAGTAGGTGCGGGCATACACGACCGTTTTACCTTCGCGGTTCAGCTCGTAGTACGCGCCGAGGGGGTTATCAAGTTTGATGCGTGGCATTTGTGCCACAGTGTCGATCTCCACCAGGAACGGCAGAAACCCGTAGGTGGGGAGCCAGTCACCGCCGGAATACATTTGCCGTTGCAGATTCGACTGGTTCACATAGTTGTTGGCGATCTCCGTGCGCTTCTCGGCGTTCTTCCGCTGCGGCTCCGACGTGATGTTCGGGGAAGTGCAGTTGAACGCCGGAAGCGGAGCCAACATTTCCGCCAGGTCGCGGGCGGCCACGTCAATGGTGTTCGCGGTGATCGGCTTCGGCCACTCTTCCGAATAGCGGCCCTCAAATGCTTGATCGAACTCGCCGCGGCGGACAGAGTTCACCAAACGCATAGCCGATTCACGGTCAGCGAACCGCTGCTTTAGCGCCTCATACTTCGCGGAAATCCGCCGATTAACTGATAGCAAGTCACATTCCTTTAGAGAACAATGCGGTTCGCCTGCTCAAACGCCTCGTTGAAGTCCACAACGATGCGGCGGCGTGCCCTATCGGGGGAGAGGAACTGGTTAGGGGCGAACGCAGAACCACCCAACACCCGCCTGTCCGTCTGCTCCTTCGCGGCGATACACGCAAACCACAACGCCATCACCATGTCTTGCTTGTTCTTCGTGTCCGGTGCCCATGTGATGAGCTGCTCAATGAGGGCTTTCATGCCCTCATGCGACTGGGTGGACGGAAACTCGATCCTGGCCCCGGCGGCTTTCATCGCCCTGCCGTCATCGTCGTCAATCCAACCGAACAGCGGGGCCATAGATGAGACACCCCAGTTCAGGTCCCACTTGTTGTTCCCGGTGTAGTGTTCTTTCAGTGGGGTGCCACGCGCCGACAAGTAATCCAGCAGTTCGCGGGACTGGGTGAGGAACTTCTGCGACGAGTTCTTTTCAACCCGCCACTCGTTCGGCTGGTACTTGTCGGTCCAGTCCTTCATCACCTGGATGACCTGCGCGGGTGTGGCCTGCGGGATCACTTTCGCGTCCAGGACGTACCGGAAGTTTTCTTGCCGGTCCACGGCCATCGCCACCGCACCAGCATCCCCACCTGCGGCGGGGTCCATCGAACAGACCACGTACAGGCCGTCCATGCCTCGGGTGTGACCCGACGCGCCAGTTTTCATCAACCCCGGTTTGCGTTGCCCGTTGACGGCGCGGCGCACCAGGAGGGCGGGGAAGGTGGCATCCTCTGAAACATCCTGCTGCTGGTACACCATCGCCCACGTTTTCGGGTCCAACACCCCACGCCTAGTGGCTAGATGTTTCCCATCCCAACGTGGATACAGACCGTCAGCGTCAACGGTGTCCTTGTCGTACCCGGACCAGGGCTGATCCGACTTCGGCCACAAGGTGCGCCAGTCGGCGGGGTCGTCCTGAAACTCCAACACCGCAGGCATCCGCAAAACAGTCCACGGAACCTTGCCCTCCGGGTACCGGTCCGGGCGCATAATCTCCGAATACAGGTCAATGTTGTCTACTCGGGTGCCTAGCACAAGTAGACGCGAACCCGGACCCAACCGGGTGAGCACTTCCTGCTGAATCCAACGGATCTGCTTCTCATACTCATGCGCGTTCGACAACGTTACGCAGTCATCCAAGATGATCAGATCCGCACGCGACCCATAAATCTGAGCCCCAATACCAAGGGCTTGAACAGTCGGGTCCTTCTCAGCCGAATCCCTCAGCTCTGAACCGAGGTAGATCCTCTCCGACTGCCACGTCGCGGTATCAGTCTTAAAACCCCCTTCGGGGGCGAACGCCAACTGCATGTCAATGTATTGCGGATGCGTCAAACGCTGCTTGATCGCATAGAGGAACTGCTTCGCAAGCTCCCTCGTCTTGGAGACGAGGATGATCCGAATGTTCGGATCCTTCGCAATCCGATACGTCGCATAGTTCACGCTGATAGTCATGGACTTGGCGTGCTCCGGCGGCATGTTACAAATCACGTAATCATCGAGGCCACGCTCATACGTGAACGCATCATCCAACCACGACGGATCCCTACCCTCGATCACGTCGATCACGTTCTGTTGATGCGCGAACACCCGGCTACCAAGATACTTCTGCGAGAAACTGGGAAAATCGCCCACATATTCGGCACGGGACGACGATTTTTTGTAAATCAGTTTCGACGCCTTCAACGCGTGATACTGACGCAGAAACCCCTCATCGTGTTTCTTCCAATACTCCCACTGTTTGAACGTGCGACCAGCCAACTCCATCGCCGACCGGATCGTCTTACCATCCGCGACCGCCTGCAACGCAATCTTTTTGGCCTCTTCGGTGGTGTGCTCAAACCTTTTCTGATTAGCCATCTAAAGGAGACGCCAGCTCCGGGTCATGCGACCACATATGCGCATACACATCAGCATCATCCGTGGACACCTCCCACTGTGCCTCACCCGTGTCCTCGTCCACCCACGCATCAACCTGAACCGTCACCAGAATGACATCACCACAATCAGGGCACCTGATACCAAAAGCCCCCAAAGGGGTCATATCAGTCCTCATCCTCCACGGTTTCCAAATCCGGCCACCAATCCCGCTCAGACCAGTCGAACGGCGAGCACATGATCAGGCCCCGCGACCAAAGCCGGTGTTCTTCCGGTCAATCGCAGCGATCAGAGTCCGCAGGGCGGTAGCCACCGCCGTAACGATCGCCACCGCTTGGATCCACCAAACAGGCAGCTCCACCCCGAGCTGCGCCACAAGCGCGGCAAGAGTCAGGAGGGTCCCCGCTATACCAAGAACAGAAGTGGCGGCAGACCGAACCGCCGCACGCGGATTCGTCGCCAACTCCGCCAGGAACGCCTTCACTCGCAACCACATCTAACGACTCCATTTAGGTGACTAGACATTAGGAACCAACCACAAAAAATCTATCAACGCGGCCAGTAGGTTCCCCTTCCCCCCACACCCCCCAACCCCTCCCAGGGGTTGGTAACGGAACCCCCTCCAGGGGTTCCTTAACTACCGGGTTTAAACCTTGCCGCGAACACCCCCCAAAGGGGTGTTCTTAACTACCCCCCACTCCCTCCCTCGCTCCGCTCGGTCGGTCGTTTACCCCCCTACCTATACAAAGACCTGGAAAACACGGTTTTTTTACACAACCACCTAAAGTAGTTTCCACCCAGTAGTAGCCACATTAGGGAGCCACAAGGCTCCCACCAGCCAAAACCCCCCACTACCCCCCTAAAAAGTTGCCCAAAAAAAACTTACCGATGGTAACACCACCCGCGCGTGTGGTTTAACACCCGCCGGTCATTGAACACAATCCCCACGACGGGAAACGGCACCCCTGGCAGGGTGCCCGGAGCACCACACTGCGCGCTATCGTTCGATAGCCTGGCCTGGTGTGGGTGTTGCTGCTGGTCACTTTGTGATTGTTTTCCTACCATTGTGGTGGGAATGGTATGGCCGGCTGATTGTGGGGTGGTGACCGCCTAATGTGATCAGGTTACGTTCATCCGTTTGGGCTATGGTCATGGTGGTGGTTGGGGTGCATGGTTGACCTATCGACTAGTGAGAGGGTGGTTGGCGTGGAACATGATGAGATTCTGGCGAACCGTAGTGAGTGCTACTGCGAGGCGTGTACGGACCGTGCGGCGTGGGATTCTCAGGATCGGTGATTGGAGGCGCGCGATGGGTGAAAAGCTTTTCGGTGTGCGGGTGACGGTGTATGTCACGGCGGCTGATCGTGATGAGGCGGTGGCGCTTGTGAATGATGGTGAGGGGGATGCGATTGTGTCTGAGGATGTTTGGGAGTGCCGTGATGGGGTGATCGAATGATCGCGTATGAGTGTGGGGAGTGTGGTTGTCGGTTTGATTCGCCCCGGCTTTTGTTGGGGCGCGGTGCTGTTCGGTGTGGTGAGTGTGGGGGGATTCTTGGGAGGGTGGTGCGTTACT